AGAAAAGCTCTTTAAAGCTCCGTCATTAATAAGTGTTTGCACACCGTGAAGTTTTTCTGCTGCGTCACTAACGTATGCCTCAACAAAAATACCTTTACGATCTACAGAAATCTTTTGAACACGCCCAATTGGTTTGTTATGATCGTGTTGATAAAGAAGAACAGGATTTTTGCGATAATAATCAACGCCTTTGGCCCATGCATTGGCTGTAATGATATCACCCGCTCGATCTTTATCGGTGGTGTTAGCATAGCCTGCAATAACTAGACCTTTCTTCTTTTTAGTAGCACGTTTCTCAACCGTTAGAGGGCTGTATACATGAAACATTTTTTCCATTCTACGTATCCCCTTGTGTAGGATCAGGAGGTGTATCTGTATTATCTTCTGTAGGCCTGCCTCCTTGAGACGGATCTACAGCACTTCCTGTAATATTTTGTGGTATTCTAATTTCATCGCAATCATCACGATGTTGGAATCTCAAACCTATTCTAGCTTCATTAGGCGTAATAATACCAGTATTTACTAATGTAGAATAGTACATAGCTTGTGTTTTTTCATCTGACCTGAGAGCAGATACAGCAGCTCTATCAGGACGAATAATAATATCTGAATTAAAGAAATGAGAAAATGCACTACAAAACTGTTCAAGAATTGGCATAATAGTATGATTATAAAATAATACTTGGTTAGCTGCAATATTCGCATTATTTCCAGATTTTAATAGAACGTAAGGAACACCAAGAGCTTTTGCTATATCTTGTTGAACTCGTTCTACTGAACTTTCAAAATCTAATTCAGAAAACTTAATTTGCCCAAAAGGGCTTAATTGTAATCCACCATCTAAAATAGCAGGATTTCTAGCTCCACCATATATAGTTGAATAACTTTGTCTCCATTGCTCTAAAAGTCTGTCTTTAACTTTAGGACTTAAAACTGAATCTGTCTGTAAGACAAGTCCTGGTATACCGTTATTCTTAAAAAACTGACGTTGAAAATTAATTAAATAATAGTAAAGTTCAATCAATCTTTGAATAGATTTTAGCTTTGGAGCGCCTCTATATATACTATCTTCGTTATCTGCCTTGATATGAATTATTTCATCTGTGTCAAATTTTAATGCAGATTCTTGGCGAGTAGTTTGTTTACCATATCCGTATACACTAGAAGACTGAACATTTCTAACTAAAAAGTTAAAGTGAGAAATAAATGTTTTATCATCTGGAATGACTTCCATATCATTAGCAGGAAGCACATAAATATTTGTACGATCATAATAAAAGAAAGCATTACCATCTAATAAATAATCTAAAAATGCTCTTCTAAATAGTTTAACTCTATCTTCAAAAGGATTTGGTGAACGGTTTAAAAGTTTATCTACTTTTTTAACAGCACCGCCGCCTTCTACAATAATAGGTACTTCAATTAGTGCGTTAATAATTAATTCAATAGAGCGATTAACTACTTCAACATCACGATATGCTTGTTCAAAGTCAAGGATAGTCTCTGGACTAGCATAAGGCTCTGCAGCTGCAAGCGAAGGCTGTGCAGGATTAAGTTTTTCTGATAACCATTGTCTCCAAACAGGAACGTCGTTAGCCATTTTTCTCCCTTTGAACATTCAACCAGTTTATAATTTTATTTGCTAAATGATTACTATATCTTTGTCCATAAATATTATGTAATCTTTCGTGATGTTGTTTACAAAGGGTATAAAGATTATCATTACTTAATCGTTCAAATTCGTCTTCATAAAATTTAACTCTAAGCTCTTTTATATCTTCTACGGAAGATATTTCTGCAACTTTATTTCTTATACACCAATTTTCAAATAACTGAGAAATAGAATAAATATGATGTAGCTCTAATTTCTCTTGATCTTTACAAATAAAACATTCATCACGTAATTTGTAATCTTTTTTAATATAGTCCCTTATATACTTGATAGGGATTCTTTTTAAATCTGTCATTACAATAACTTTACCAAATACTAAACTTTGTGTCCAATCTTTAATTTTCAGAAGCTAAGAAAGGGGAACGAAAATCCTGAATTACTTTCCATCTCTTACTAAAATGATCAGGATGCTTGTTTAGTCCTACGTCTCCCTCTTCTAATAATGAAACTTCGGTTTTAATTATTTTAGGTCGAGTTTTGTAGTAATCACTCATAGATAAAGATACTTGTATGTCATCTCCTCTGTCTTTTGTACCCCAAGGCTCTAAGTAATCTTTCCATATAGTTTTTAAATGAGGAATAGATACAGATAAACAGGCTCCTACGGCAATGTCAGATTCGGTATCAATACACCATTCGCTTGACAAGTCTTCGTATTTAGAAACCTTGTTTATTCCTGACCTTCCATAAATGGATACAAGTCTATCAGGAGTTTTTCTTATCTCTGTTACCAGTTTCATTATACAGTGAAAGCTTGGATTTATATCATCATCTAAAATGATAGCATATTTATAATCTAAGTCTTTAGCAAACTTCCAACGCTCAATACACCACCCATTTTTTTCTTTATTTACTACTCCAGCACCTTTAATTTGGTGTATTTTATAAGAAGGATTATTATTGACGACATAAATTGGTAATTTACCTTTAAATTTTTCAACAAGGTAATAAATGTTACTAAGTCTTTTATAGTTTAAAATTATTAAAGCCGTGTCTTTAAGCATAAATAGAGGCCGAAGTCTTTACATAAGTATAAATTCCATATCTAGCGGCATCAGAAGCATGAGAATTATCATCATGAATTGTTTTTGGGTTTTCTGTTTTAGGATTCCATTTATAATTAGCCATTGATGTAAAAGTTTGAAAACCAGTTTCAGAATCAAAAACTAAACGATCATGGTCTATAAGAGCACCTAAATAATTTATACCGTCTTTTACAGACTTTATTGCATTCTCACAAAAAATATCATAGTCATAAGCAAAATCAGCTTTAAGTTGTTGAGCAGCAGAGTCTATGTAAATCATTTCTACTTCCCACTTTTCTTCTAGTTCTTTAATATTTTCTGCAAGTTCTGAGGTTGTTACCTCCCCAGAAATATATTCATCTATAACATAAAAATATTCACCGTCCGTAGCTATTACAATAAAAGCATTTAAATCACGATATCCTACGTCAAGACCTGCTATAATCTCAAACTGATTAAGATTTTGTTTTACCCAAGTTAAGTCTTGCAGATGACGACTTTCATCTAAATTATAGACCTGCATTTCTGTAGTAGTCCAATCACACTCATACTCTTGAGCAAACATCTTATTAGAAATAGAATGACGAGCTTCTTCGATATCTTTTGTACTTAAGAGAGGATTAGATCTCCACGTAAATAATCCTGACCCCCAGTCGTCAAACTCTGGGTCTTGTCCACGAAGATAGTATGTATAAAGGTAGTTTGTTTTACCACGGGGAGTGGATATAAAAAGTGCCCGAGAATCGGGGTAGGTAGAAAGAGCAGGACGTAGATCACGAGTAAAATACTCATCATCAGGGATGATTGCCGCCTCGTCTACAATTATAAGATGAGCAGCACGCCCCACAAGTGAGTCTCTGTTGTTAGCTGATAAGAGGCGAAAGGTAGAACCATTGATAAGTTTAACAACTTTATCTTTTTGGTTGAATCTTTCCACTTCCAGTTGTAAATTTCTGATGATATCTGTGACATAATCCCAAATAATTGATGATAGAGTAAAGTTAGGAGCTACTACCATCACTTGTTTCCCAGGTTCTAAAAGTTTAGCAAACGCTAAAATACCAGCAGCTAAAGATTTACCAGTTCTTCTAGCAGAAATATGAGTCCAGAAACGATGGTTTTCTAGTCCTTCAACCATCCCCCATTGAGACTCATTAAACTGTATTCCGTTATGTTCTCCTACAACAATCTTATCAAGTAACCTTTCTACAGGGACTTTAAAATATTTATCCATTTACCCTCATTTCAAATAATTAGCTAAAGCTATACCAAGTCCTGCAACAGCACCAGCTACAGAGCCTACCCAGATTAGAGTTTTTAGGCTTATACGACCAGAAGTTGCCATAATTTTCAGTTCATTGATTTCTTTGTGCATTTCTGAGATAGTTTTTGACATAGCTTCCATGTTCTTTAACAGCTGTTCATACCTCTCTTGACACACAGCTTCATGTCTAGAAAACTCTAGCTTAGATTGTTGTGTACGTTCATGTAGGGTGTCAATATTTTCATTAATGTCCATTGTTCTACTCCGCATACTCTATCATATTAGAGTACCAAATAGCAATAGTGTAGCGGTTACCCGACTCTATAGGTAGGACTTGATGAGTGTGTTCAAGACCAGCTTTAAACCCTACGAACATGCCTTTCTTTGGTTTTAGTCTATAATTTAGATTTACAAAATATATATCGCCACCTATAAATGTGTCATTTAGATAAAATATGCCAGAATATGATCTAAATCTGGTGGGATGTTTTGTTTTTTTAATTTCTTCATCTACATCTGGTTGCCAACAATTATCAGCATGAGGAGACATATCTTGTCCCTGTCTCCAGATTGTAAGTTCTGTGTTTTCTGGAAAACAATGATCTTGATAAAACGTATTTATCTCACGTTGTCCTAAAAACCTAGAGTAGTTTAGTACCGATGAAACAGTAGTATAAGGAGTTTCAGTTGCTCCACGTATATTTTTATAAGCTACTGTCCTATCTTTAAATGCCTCAATTGTTTGAAAAGGATTTACAAAAGCTTGAGGATGCTTTTCACAGAACTTTGATAGAAAATCACAACTTTCTTCTGGAAGTGCGTTCTCTACTATTACAATATCATTCATCTGGTCGTTTTACTCCAGGAATGACTTCCTCTTCATCAATAACCAGCTCTTCTCTAGCTGCTTCTTCTCGTCTAGCATTTAAGTCTTCAATAAAATCAGACCTTGATTGATCAAAAAGAAATACGCCTAAAAGTGATATTTCGTATCTTTGTTTATCTGCGGTTATAAAATACCGCATTGGGTGGTCATCTACATAACCATCTTCTACCAAGTTTGTTAACTTGTGAAATCTTAGTTGTCCCGGTAGCTTATACCGGACTGAATATGTTTTCATTCTTTCCCTCTTAATTAAGTTTTAATAATAAACTTCACTGCCACACCTGGGTGAGTAACCGTTAGTGCTGGCACTGAATGAGTGTGTCCGTTAACTGTAAGAGAGGGGATA